TGGCTATCTTGCGATACTGGTCAACTGGTACTACCACTGCGGGCATTTATTGCCAGTCGGAATTTAGTTAAAAAATATGAAAAAAATAATAATAACACTTCTATTCTTACCGCTATCTGTTCTAGCACAGATTGCACAACAGTGCCCTCAGTTCTTGCCCAACGGTCCCATTGCTTATCAAGCACAACCGGGTGATCAGGAACTGTGCAAAACAAACTATGCAGTGATTCATCGTTGTTCAGTAAAAGCACCAGTTGCGGTATTTGAACATCTAACAGTGCAATCCATGACAGGCCCGTCAAAGCGCAAGGACAACTTCCGTCCTGACCCACAAGTTACTCCAGAATGTTCAGCAACTCTAGCTGACTATGCCACAGTTGGTCGAACACATGACCGTGGACACATGGCGCCTGCAGGCAACAACACAACTAATGACCAGATCATGAGTGAAAGTTTCTTCCTGAGCAACATGGTTGCACAAGTAGCAAACAACAATCGCGGTATCTGGAAACAGTTAGAAACCTGGGAACGTGACTGGGCAAGCAAAGGCGGAGACTTTTATATTGTGTCTGGTGGAATCTACGATCAAGGACATCCTGTAACAGGTAATGGATTGGGCATTCCAACTCGTCTATATAAAATTATCTACGAACGCAATTCAAAGCAAGCAATGGCGTACCTAATGCCCAATGCTCCGTTACCTGTACAAGACTTGCCAAAGTATCAAGTTCCTGTTCAAGTGGTAGAGCAAGCAACTGGTATCCTGTTCAATGTAGGACAATGACAAGAGAATTTCGATTTTCTTCGGATAATTTAAGTTACAGCAGTCCCACAGAGGACTGCTTTTTAGACCCTGCTGATCCAATTCATGCACTCAAGGGTCAAGGCACACTGGGTACACTAACCCCTGCAAGTGTAACAGCAGCATACGATGCACACAAGCGCCAGCAAATAGCTGATCAACATTTCCAACTACGTGACGAAGCAAAACGACTAGGTATCCGTCCCGGAACACCGGCGTGGTTTGCGTTGAACCAGGTCAGATAATCGTTAAATAGTGGTATGAGTAAAAGCCTTGAAGGGGTGTTGGTCAAAGCACCGCACCGCAGACAATTTTGGACCGACGAACAACTAGAAGAGTTCGTAAACTGTGCTGACCCTGTTACAGGGCCAGACTATTTTCTTAGTAATTTTTTCTATATCCAACATCCCACACGCGGAAAGATGTTGTATCAACCGTATGAGTATCAAAAGAAACTGATCCACGCATACCACAACTATCGTTACAGTATCTCAATGATGCCACGACAGACTGGTAAGTCAACTTCGGCAGCTGGATATCTGTTGTGGTACTCAATGTTTCAGCCAGACTCTACAATCCTTATTGCTGCTCACAAGTACACAGGCTCTCAGGAAATTATGCAGCGTATACGATTTGCGTATGAGTTATGTCCGGATCATATTAGAGCAGGTGTTACTAGCTACAACAAAGGTAGCATAGACTTTGAAAATGGATCACGTATTGTTTCGGCTACAACTACTGAAAATACCGGACGTGGTATGTCTATTACACTCCTGTACTGTGACGAATTTGCATTCGTAAGACCTACTATTGCTCAAGAGTTTTGGACTTCCATTTCGCCTACACTAGCAACTGGTGGTAAAGCGATTATTACATCAACCCCCAACTCCGACGAAGATCAATTTGCGTTAATTTGGAAACAAGCCAACAAGTGCGAAGATGAGTTTGGCAATCCTACAGAAGTTGGCATTAACGGATTTAAAGCGTATCGTTCTTACTGGAGAGAACATCCAGATCGTGACGACAAGTGGGGCAAGGACATGGAAGCCCAGTTAGGTACTGATCGTTTCCGTAGAGAAATTGGTTGCGAGTTTATTATTAACGATGAAACTCTTATTGCTCCTGCTAAACTAATTGATCTAGCAAGTGAAGAGCCAGTGTTTAAAACTGGACAAGTGCGTTGGTACAAAAAACCAGAAAAAGACAAGATATACATTGTTGCCTTAGATCCTAGTTTAGGAACAGGCGGTGACCCTGCTGCTATTCAGGTGTTTGAAGCAAACACTACTATCCAGGTTGCAGAGTGGCGCCATAATAAAACTGATATACCTACACAAATTCGAATCATGGCAGACATTATTAAAGTAATTCACGAAACAGTAGACGATGCAAGTAGGATCTACTACTCAGTCGAGAACAACACGATTGGCGAAGCTGCACTGATATCTATTGCTGAGTACGGTGAAGAAAATATCAAAGGATATTTCCTAAGCGACGACAGTGGCGGCGGCAGTCGCAGGTATCGTAGAGGATTTAATACAACACACAAGAGCAAAATAACTGCGTGTAACAAACTTAAAATTCTAGTTGAATCGGGTCGTATGAAAATTCGAAGTGCGCCATTAATCAGTGAACTCAAGAACTTCGTAGCACACGGTACTAGTTACGCTGCAAAACCCGGAGAAACAGACGATCTTGTGATGAGTACTATTCTAGCTGTGCGCATGATGCAACAGCTACAGAATTATCACACAGAAATGGATCAACAAATACGTGATCACGGCGATACAGTGATCGAGCCGTTACCGTTTATTTCCTTACTGGGATAAAGCATTCACTAGCGATAAATAATTAACTATGAGCCAGCAAACACCCGCACAAAAACTTAATGATCTACTTATTAGTAGAAACCTTGACCCAGTGGCCAAGGACTCGCAAGGAGACGCCAATGACGTTAGCAAAGCTGACCGTTTTGTGTTTGACTATGTTCCTGAATCTGGAAAAAACTACGGAACTGTAGTAATTTTACTAGGCGCAGATAACAATCTAGAGTTACTGTTTGGGGATAATCTAGGCAAGACCATGGAAGGTAGAGACAAAGAAGAATGGTTTGATTTCATGCTGCAACTCAAGCAGTTTGCAACACGTAACTTCTTGCAATTCCAGTCTGACAATATTAAGAAACTTAGACATAGTTTGGCAGGGCAAGCTGCTGTTAACGAAAGTTGGCAGGGAAAAGGCGACACTAGCTGGAATGCTGATTCTACCCAGGCTCGTTTGTTAATAAGACACAAAAAGAAACTAGGCGAAGGCGAAGCTAGACACCGTTACGTTGAGAGCTTGTTTATTGAAACAGCTGATGGTGAGCGTTATAAACTGGGCTTTAAGAACTTAACCGCAGGTAAGGCCATGCTAGAACATGTGCGCCAAGGCGGCAAGCCTTACGACATCCGTGGTAACCATATCACTGGGCTAGTTGAAGAACTTGCAGTACTAAGCAGATTCCGTAGAGCAAATGCTGGACAGGTATTTGAAGGCGAAGTGCAGCAACTGATCACAGAAACAGACAACTACTATCGACAAATGCAAGGTGTGCTAAAGCATCTCAGTTCGTCGCGTGGTTACCAAGCATACTTTGAGTCTTGGAATCCATCTGAACTAACTGAGCAAGATGTGATTATTGAAGACTTTAAAACACTGTTTGTAAAACAAACAATTGATCCTAGAATTGAACAAGCATTGCCAGTTCTAGTTAGAATTACTAATGAGGACCGTAAAATGAAAGAAGCAAAACTGTTTGAAAGCTGGATTAATAATCTATCTGAAGGCACATGGAGCCTACCAGAAACTCCAGAACAAAAGACCAGACTAATCGAACTACTGGCACAAGAACTACCAGTTGGTCCTGATGCAACTAATGCTACAGAACAATTATATGATCTACTTGGCGATGATGTGCTATTTGACCGCTTGGAAGAACTAGCAACTAATCCTAACAATACCAATGCTGCCGACGCTGATGCTCGTCCTATTATTATTGCTAGAATGGAAGAGTTGAGCTCAAGTCCAGATGTTGCAGAAGTACTAAGTCAGGTACAAGGCGAAATGCAAGATCAAGGTGTGGACCAGGATCAAAGCGTTGACGATATGCAGGCTACTGCTGACGTTGAAGATGCAGTTGAATTGCCTCCACAGAATGAATCTCTTAATGCAATGCGTAGAGCAGCAGGACTTGTTGAATCTATGCTTGATGAGTCAGGTGAGACACTAGACCATATTTTAAACCGCTTTAAATTTGAAGTAAAAAGTTTCAAAGAAACCCACGAGTTAGACAAAGACTTATATCGTGCATTGGAAGATTATTACAAAGACACCGGAGCCTTACCATATGAGGAAGTCTCTAGAGGTGATCCATATAACTGGGTAAGCGAGAAGTTAGGACAGCATCTTGGTATCGACGAAGGTGTACTTGGTGCATTAGGTGGCGCAGCACTTGGTGCAGTAGTAGGCGGCCCAGTCGGCGCATTACGCGGTGCAGCAATCGGCACAGAACTAACCAACGATGAATCTGAGGTTGACGAAGGTAGTTGTAACGCAACCATGGAAGGCGAATACTGCCCAGAGCACGGCTTAGCCGAATGTGGCGGCATGATGGAAACGAGTACAGTAGCAGGCGGAATGGCTCCAGCCCTGGGCAACCGAGCAAAGATGACTGAGTACAGTGGCAATGTTACTAACTTTGGTCTTGAAGAAGGTCGTCAAGAAGGCGATGCAATGCTAGCTAGAATAAAATCACTAGCTTTGATCAGATAATATAAATAAAGCATGAAAGAAGTGTGCGTAGTGGCGCACACTTCCGTAAACAACAAGATAGGCAAAATTCTCTACCGTAAAGGTAGGATACACAGACAGGCTGTGTTAAAATAACCTTGTAGGCAGCATTTAAGCAAGACTTAAATTAACAATCATATTAACGCACAAGAAAGGCAACACAATATGGCATCATTAGCAGAAATCCGAGCACGTTTACAAGCGGCAGAAGGTAACAACAAAGGCGGGCAATCCGCAGGTGGTGGAGATCGATCGATTTATCCCCACTGGAATATGGAAGAAGGTCAATCGACCACACTACGCTTCCTCCCAGACGGTAACACAAAGAACACATTTTTCTGGCAAGAACGAGCAATGATTCGTTTGCCTTTCAATGGCATCAAAGGTGAAATGGATTCTAAACAGGTTATGGTACAAGTACCCTGTGTTGAGATGTGGGGCGATGCTTGCCCAATCTTGGCAGAAGTACGCACATGGTTCAAAGACAAGAGCCTCGAAGAAATGGGTCGCAAGTACTGGAAAAAGCGTTCATACATTTTCCAAGGCTTTGTACGTGAGAACCCAATTGCAGATGACAAGACTCCGGACAATCCGATCCGTAAGTTCATCATTGGTCCACAGTTGTTTGCAACTATTAAGAGTGCATTGATGGATCCAGAACTGGAAGAATTGCCAACAGACATGTTGCGTGGTTTGGACTTCCGTATCAGCAAAACATCTAAAGGTGGCTATGCTGACTACTCTACTTCCAAGTGGTCACGCAAGGAATCTGCATTGACTGAAGCTGAACAAGCAGCAGTAGACACACACGGTTTGTTTGACTTGAGCACATTCTTGCCTAAGCGTCCAGGTGATGTTGAGTTGAAAGTTATCAAAGAGATGTTTGAAGCATCTGTTGATGGCCAACCATACGACACAGAGCGTTGGGGTCAATACTTCCGTCCAGCAGGTGTTAACGCACCAGGCGGCGCAAGTGGTGATGCAGAAACTCCTGCTTCTACACCTGCTCCTGTAGCTCGTCCAGCAGCACCTGCTCCTGTAGCAGAAACACCTGCCTGGGAAGATGATGCTACAGAAGCTGCCGCAGCACCTGTTGTTAAGCCAGCAGCTACTGGGCAAAATGCTCAAGACATCTTGGCTATGATCCGTAGCCGCCAAAAGCAATAAACATTGCATCAGCACAAGGGTAACTCCTTGTGCTTCTTTCTCTATATAGGTGATACATGGCAAAACCATTTGACGTAAGCAAATTTCGAAAAGAAATTACAAAAAGCATTGACGGCCTAAGCATTGGCTTCAACGATCCAACAGACTGGATCTCAACAGGCAACTTTGCCTTGAATTATTTGATCAGCGGTGACTGGAATCGTGGCATTCCTCTTGGCAAGGTTACAGTGTTCGCTGGTGACTCTGGCGCAGGCAAATCATACATTTGTTCCGGTAACATTATCAAGAACGCACAAGAGCAAGGTATCTTTGTTGTACTGATTGACTCAGAAAACGCTCTTGACGAGGACTGGCTCAAAGCACTTGGCGTTGACACTAGCGACAGCAAGTTGTTGAAACTAAGCATGGCTATGATTGACGACGTTGCTAAAACAATCTCCACATTCATGAGTGACTACAAAGCATTACCAGAAGGCGAACGTCCAAAGGTGTTGTTTGTTATTGACTCACTAGGTATGTTGCTAACCCCAACTGACGTTAACCAGTTTGAAGCTGGCGACATGAAAGGTGACTTAGGTCGCAAGCCCAAGGCACTTACTGCATTGGTTCGTAACTGTGTAAACATGTTTGGTGCATACGGTGTTGGTTTGGTTTGTACTAACCACACATACGCATCACAAGATATGTTTGACCCAGATGACAAGATCTCAGGTGGTCAAGGCTTTATCTACGCTAGCTCTATTGTTGTAGCTATGAAGAAGATGAAACTGAAAGAAGACGAAGACGGCAACAAAGTTTCTGACGTAAACGGTATTCGTGCCGGTTGTAAAGTTATGAAAACACGTTATGCTAAACCGTTTGAAGGCGTACAAGTTAAGATCCCGTACACAACAGGTATGAGCCCATACTCAGGCTTAACAGACTTGATTGAAAAGAAGGGCTTGCTCAAGCGTGAAGGCAACAGCTTGGTATTCACAAGTTCTGAAGGTGAAATCATCAAGAAGTTCCGCAAGGGCTGGGAACGCAACGATGACGGATGTCTCGATACTGTAATGAAAGACTTTGGTAACCAGAAAGAAGAGGTAACTACAGTCGAGGAGGATGCAGAATGAGCGAAGCAATTGCAGCAGAAATTTGGGGTGAACTCAAGCGTTTTGTAAACACTGTGGACCGTGCCGAGGCAGCAGAAACAGTGGTACAAATCTTAATGGACAATGATAGTGATGTTGATTCTATTCGAACTGCCTTTATCGGCGATCGTGATATTAAAACAGCATTGACCACTTACCTTGACAACGACAAAGACTACGTTGAAGAGGAAGAAGACGATCTCGAAGAAGAAGACGATATCGACGAAGACGAGCGTTGGGAAAACTAATGTTTAGCCAGCAATCCCTATCTAAGGAAAATCATGTGGTACAGTAAAGTAGTAGCCGATCTGGGACTCCTTCCAGATTTCATTGCACACTACGAACGAGAGTTAGATCTAGCCAAACGTGATTGTAAAATTGGTGGGCTTGTTGAAAAGAACATTAGTGCATTGCCAGGTATAACAGAGCAACGATTTAACCAGCTTCAAGAAATTGAAGCTGTGTTAAACTATCTTAACATTCAGTTACGAAAAGTTCGAACCAAACATTTTAAAAAGTTCCTAGAAGGTTATGCCCGTGCGCTAACTAGTAGGGATGCCGAAAAATATGTTGACGGCGAGGACGAAGTAATTGATATGGAAACTATCATTAACGAAGTTGCGTTGTTACGTAACAAGTGGTTGGGAATTCTTAAAGGCTTAGATACCAAGCAGTGGCAAATGGGGCATATTGTTCGATTAAGAACAGCCGGGATGGAAGATATTAATGTTTAGAAATGCAGATGAAAGTCACGCACACAGTCGTGAAGTATTAGACACATTGTATGAGTATGATGATTTCATGCTTAGTGTATCCAGCATGGTTGATCTTGGCTGCGGATCAGGATTGGATTTAGAATGGTGGGCTACCCGGACCACACGCGATGATGTGCCGGTGCCGCTGAACATTAATTGTACCGGAGTCGACCTAGCCGAAACATTAAGTGTTGCACGTAAATACCCGAACATTACATACCAACGTAATAATTTTGAAAAAACTATCTGGACTCCAAAAGGTCAAAATTACGATATTTTATGGTCACATGACTCTTTCCAGTATGCAACAAATCCACTTGGAACCTTAGACAAGTGGTGGCATATTGCTACCCCCGGGGCTATGTTAATCATTACTGTTCCGCAAACTACAAATGCAGAATACAAAAAATTAGCATTTAGTCAACCGAGCGGATGCTATCATCATCACACTATTGTGAGTCTAATGCACCAAATGGCTGTTACTGGATGGGACACTGGATCCGGTTTCTTTAAGAAATATCCCGACAGTCCTTGGTTGTATGCAATTGCTTATCGAAGCGAGCATGCGCCAATGGATCCACAAACAGAATCATGGTACAGCCTGGCAGAAAAAGGTCTATTGCATGAGTCAGCAGTGGATAGTGTAAATCGATGGGGATATGTGAAGCAACAAGATTTAGTGCTACCCTGGATTGACAAAAACTTTACTGCATTTGGACAACACTAATGATTACAACCCCAGGATTCTTCTGCGGATGCAACACGGATTATTTTAGGGCATGGGGCAGAGTATTTGGACTCAGTGCAAAGAAACATGCACCGTGGGCACATGTGCATTATCATGTGTACGACGGTGAAGCACAAGATCTAGACTGGGCAAGACAGCACGGATTTACTATCACTGTAGAAGCAACGCCCAACGAGTACAATCAAGATTTAGAACAACGCAAGGCCTATTGGTCTAACATGCGCTGGGTAAGAGTTAATGAGACATTTGATGCTACAACTCCAGTAATTGATGTTGACGCTGATAGTATTATGGTCCGCGATTTATCTCAAGAACAGTTTCTTACGGATCTCGAAACTAGCTGGGTGCCAACTGCTCCTAAACGAGATCAGCGTAGTCTAGCAAGTGCCGTTGGATTTGGTAAAGACAATGCAAGACAAATCTTTGCCGACATGTTACTAAACATTCGTGATACTAGTAGATTCGCCTGGGCCGATGATCAAAAGATGCTGGACATTATGTTAGATCAAGATCAAATCCGACCTATGGATCTGCGTTATACTGACTTCAAGTTTAGAGATGATAGTTATATCTGGACCGGCAAAGGCGACCGCAAGTTCAAAGTTCGTTTTAACGAAATGCTAAAGAGTTTTCAATGAAGTATGCGTTTGCTCATGACATGCCCGGCGAGCACAGTAAGTGGACACTAACTCCTTGGCGCAAAAAAGGTCTTAAAGAGTTTGCTCGTGTGGCAGACATTCCAGAAGGTTATATTTTAATTGCAAGTCATCATCCTGCCTGGAGAGAACCTTTACGTAGTTGGATTGCGCAAGGTCGTCCTTATATCGAAATTGAGTATGGGTACTGGGGACCGGATACACCACGTAGAGAAACACGCAGAGTAACATACAACGGCCATCACAATATGAACATACGAGATGTCCCGCACAGCAGAGCACATCTCTTCCCAACACCTGCGCTGCAAGAATGGAAACATACTACTGGCGAGTATGTGTTGGCAATTCAGCCTGTTGAAGTTATTCTTACTGAACGCACAGGTGAAAATATGGAGCAGTTTAGACACCGTATTACCGATGCTATTCGTCCTTATTGGGATGGTCCGATCAAATGGCGTAAAAAAGTAGGTGCTAAATTTACTAGATTTGAATCATTTCAAGAACAATTGCTACACGCTTATGCAGTAGTTGGCGAGCGCACAATGGCATGTGTTGAGGCATGCTTGCTAGGTGTACCTGCGTATACTGTTGATGAATCAATGACTACATTGTTAATGGGCGGCGTAGAACATTTAGCCAACCCTGTTCATCCTGATCGAACTGCTTGGTGGGAACACATTTGCTGGAGCCAGTTTAACAGAGCAGAATTTGATACAGCTATCCCTGCAGATTTAGTAGAACAGTATCAGATTCACCGATAAATATCGGCATGAAAATAGTAATCGTTACCGGGGGCTTTGACCCAATACACAGTGGCCACTTGGCCTATTTTAAAGCAGCTAAAAAATTAGGCGATAAACTTGTTGTGGGGCTCAACTCTGACGCATGGCTTGCCCGTAAAAAAGGAAAGTCTTTTATGCCAATGCATGAACGATTTGCACTAGTAAGCGAGCTTGCTTGTGTAGATGAAGTTATTATCTACAATGACAATGACAACTCCAGTTGCGATGCTATACAACTTATTAAAAATCGTTATCCAAACGATCACATTATTTTTGCCAACGGCGGAGACCGTACAAAAGAAAACATTCCAGAAATGGTACTTAACAATGTTGAGTTTGCATTTGGTGTAGGCGGGGAAGACAAGAAAAATAGTTCCAGCTGGATACTCGAGGACTGGAAGAAGCCCAAAACAGATCGTGCATGGGGCTATTATCGGGTATTGCACGAAGTAGGGTCGAGTACTAAGTTGAAAGAACTCACAGTAAATCCCAAGACCTGTCTAAGTATGCAACGACATGAACACCGTGCCGAGTTTTGGTTTGTAGCAGAAGGCGAAGCAACTGTTTACACAGTAGATCCAAACAGCACCGAATATGATTTGCTAGCTAGTCCAGCAAAACATCAAAGCACATGGATAAAACTAAACGAATGGCATCAGTTATGTAACGAAACTGATCAACCGTTAAAACTAATCGAGATCCAGTACGGTGACGATTGCATAGAAGAAGACATAGAACGAAAATGAAACCGATCCCAATTTTTATCGGCTACGATCCAAGAGAAGCAGTAGCTTACCATACTTGTGTTAATTCAATTATTAGACACGCATCTAAACCAGTTGCTATTATTCCATTGGCACTAAACTTGTTTAATGATTACACAGAAACACATACTGACGGCAGCAATCAGTTTATCTACAGCAGATTCCTTGTGCCACACTTAATGAATTACGAAGGCTGGGCAATTTTTATCGACGGCGATATGATCGTACGCGATGACATTGTCAAGCTATGGGAATTGCAAGAAATTGCCAAGGATGTTATAGTAGTTAAACATGATTATAAAACCAAGATGACAGAAAAATATCTTGGTGCTAAAAACGAAAACTATCCTCGCAAGAACTGGTCTAGTGTAATCTTATGGAATTGCAACAGCCATCCTAATCGCAAATTAACTCCTGCCTTTATTCAAAAATCCACCGGTGCAGAGCTGCATCGCTTTACCTGGATCGAAGATAAACGTATCGGCGAGTTGCCTAAGGAGTGGAACTGGTTGCCGGATGAGTACGGTCCAAACCCAGATGCCAAGTTATTGCACTATACACTTGGCACACCTTGCTTCCATGAGTTTGCTGCAACTCCACAAGGCGAAGAGTGGCACCATGAGCACATGTTGACTGATTACTGCGTACAGAAAAAATAATGAGCACTGTACTATGCATTAACAGGAAAGGTCCAGATATGGAAATTCAGGACCGTCAAGCTGCCTTTGTTAACCGGTTTTCCGAAGGATGCAATGGGAAGTTATTGTCAGCGTCCGAAGCGTTCGAATATCCAATTGAGTATCCAATTTGTGTTCGAGGAATGAAATTTACCAAGTGGGTCAAGCTAGCAGCACAGCAAGGCAGAGAATACTATTACATTGACAACGGGTATTTTGGTAACCATGGTCGTAAAGTATATTTTAGAATAATTAAGAATAACATACATGATACTAGAGATATCATCGAACGTCCTAGTGATCGATTAACTCCGTGCGAAGTTAAGTTAAAAAACTTTACTACCGGTAGCAAGATATTGTTAGCACCGCCTAGTGTTAAGAGTTTTACAATGTGGGATATTGATCAAGACCAATGGATTGCTGACACTATTGCAGAAATTAAAAAACACACAGATCGACCTATCGAAGTTAGACAAAAGCGCCCACGAAACGATCGTATGGCAGTTGATACCATGGAGGAGGCATTAGCTGATGATGTGCATTGCTTGGTTACATACAACTCAGTGGCAGCATGCGAAGCAGTTATGCTAGGCAAGCCAGCAATCACACTAGGGCCTAACGCCGCAGGTGTAGTAT